CGCAGTTGGAGATCCGTTGTTCTTTAGATTAAAAGTGCTGTCAACCGTGCCATCGCCATTGGTGTCGGTAAATACGCCATCCCATTCCAATGGATCTTTACCGGTCCCTCTGAATAAAATTAGCTTTTCCAAGGACTGACAAAAGGATGCGCCATCTGCGGCGGCAACTACTTCTGAGCCTGTATAATCAACATAGATGCCCGTGTTGTTGCTGTCGTTCCAAAGTATTACCTTATCCTTTGTCGCACATGCAATGTACTCATTGCCCGTTGCAGGGTCCGAGAAGAGTGTTGATGCAAATACCTCTTCCGTGCCTGCCGAATAGGTTAAGGTAACCGCACCCGCCTTGAACTCAATACCTTTACGGACAGATGCTAGGTCACCATCCAAGCGCATATTCTGTGATGCCTCGACAAGACCACCTTCGAGCGTTGTAGGCTCCAGGTAACTGTCAATACCACGAAATCCGCGATCTCCTTCTGCAAGAACAGGATCATCCATTCTTCCCATCTGTTTATACCTAGGCATTACTTCTTCTTAATCTCCTGATAAAGTTTTATGCTCATGTACACTAGCGTGACTGCTCCTACTGCTATCCCCAAAAATGTATCTATCGTGGATAATCCAAAGGTTGCGGCAGTTCCGCTCATGCCCAACACTGAAGCTCGATCAAACATCATCTGCGACCTCCAGGTGTGAAGTAAAACCCCACGATCATCGGCAACACGACTGATGTTTGAAAGAGGCAGAGGTGTCCTGTGGTGACCACCAAATTGGCCTGCTCTGATGGAAAACTGAGGAGTCCGAAAAGAATCTCTGTTTTTCCTTCTCCCGTAATGTTTGTTGTACTGAGTAGTGGGACTGATGGGTAAATTGCTGTGATGCATGTGACGAATGAGATTGTGCCCATTCCAATGAGCGCGAGCATCCTACGAGTTGCGCGAGTAAAAGCACCGCCATCACCACTGTTGAGGCTCTCCTGGAACTTGATCGCAAACTCATTGTTGCGAGCCTCTCTTGCCATCTCGATCTCATACTTCTGTTGCCTCGAATCTGTGAGCATTCCGAAGAATCCCTTTAGGATACTTCCCATTGCGGCTGAACCCCCACCCGTCAAAAAAAGTGTAAGTAATTCGAACATTATTTTGCATCCAACTTTTTGAAAATATTTTTAACATCCTCGCGCCGATCCTCGGCAAGCTTGGTCAGGTGTTCGACATCCTTGGTTTGACCCGCATCGCTAATCTCGATTTGGCGAAGACGCTCCTTCATGTCATCAAGCTCCACCTTGATACGCTTGATGAAGAATGCAAGTATTGAGACGGCAACGCCAACTCCTGCAAACATGTAGTGTGAAATCTCCATCTCATTCTACCTTATCTCGGAGCCGATCCAACTCCTTTTCTATATACTTAAGCCTCTCAAACTGCTGATAGTCGGATGTGATTGGCGCATCCTGCATCTCCACTAAATGATCGAGATCCGCTTTTGCCTGCTCCGCGAATTTCTCTAAGTGCATCATGCGAGCAGATAGATCGCCAAGCAGAGTGCCTTCGTGTTGGACTCGCCCCAGGCTATTGTCGAGTTCGTTAATCTTATTCCAAATGACGGAGTAGCCCCACACAGCAGTGCCAACAATGGCGATGACTTTCGCCATAAACGCAAGGTTTGCCTTAACCTGTACATTCTCTCCGACTTCAGTTGCCATCAGGGATTAGCGTCAGGATCAGTCCAATCAGATCCCGATAATATCGTTAACATCTCGGAGTGCGTGTTGGCAGTCTTACCCTCTAGGAAGCTAGGAGTGTCACCCTCGTACTTAACAAAGGTCTGAGTACCCGCTAGGTTGTATCTGAGAGTGTCTGCACTTGTCTCTAGCACTTGGTCAAAATCAACGGAACTTACTTCCGATGCATCGATAATTACATAGTTTCTCATAGTTTATTATGGTACTGTTGTTGAGAATGTTGGCCCGTTAGTAAGTGTTCCGTCATTACCTCCACTACCTTGATCTGTAATAGTAGTGCCCGTACCACCATCGTTATCCCCCATACGCCACCATCCAACAGGATTAAGTGAGGATATGTCGTTAGGTGTACCGCTGTTGTAAATAGATGTTATATCGGATGCTGAAAGTTCAGTGTTAAAAATCGCAAGTTCGTCAATTAATCCATCTGTGTGCAAAGCGTTTGGACCACTTGGTCTTCTGCCTACGTATGCAGCAGTGTGACCTGTGCCAATGCTAGGAGTACCTTGTTTGTTTGGAGTGGCACTATTTACAACACCATCGACATACACCTTAATATCGCCTGATGTGCCGTTGAAGGTAACTGCTAGGTGATGCCAATTGCCATCATTTATGGTGGTTTGATGTGTCACATTATTGGCGTCACTTGCATTATTACTAGTCACAACACCAAATAAAGCATTAGATGAAATGGACATACCAATATGTGGATTAGCCACGCCAGCGGGAGATGCCCTAAATATGTATCCTGATACATCAGTACCTTTGTACCACGCACTCCACGAAACATTCGTGAAGGAATCTATACTGCTCGCAACTCCACTTATGTCTAAATAGTCATCGGTTCCATCAAAATCCAAAGAGTAGGTATTACCATTCCATGCAGGCAGTGTAGGTACTGTTGTTGAAAAGGTTGGACCGTTGGTTAGTGTGCCGTCATTTCCTCCGCTACCTTGGTCAGTTATAGTAGTACCTGTGCCCCCGTCATTGTCTCCCATTCTCCACCAATTAACAGGCGAGTAAGAAGAAATATCTGATGGTACTCCGCTGTTGTAGATGGCAATTATGTTTGAGGCAGTCAAAGGAGTAGCCCATACTGCTACTTCATCGATTAAACCCGCAAAGTTTTGAGACGATTGTTTACCTCCTACGTAAAAATTCGTAAAATTAATAATAGCAGCGGTTCCTGATCCTGCATCTGAATTTTGTACCTGTGTGCCATCCAAATAAATTTCATAAGTAGAACCTGTCCATCGTCCTGCTACATGATGCCAATCTGTATTTATGGTAATTCCCGATCCTGTATATGCATAAGCCCGATCGCCTTGATTTACGGTCAGAACCTCGTTCGTGGCATTTCCAGTAGATGAACCTAACCCTACATTTGAGAATGAACTTGAACTTGTAGTAAAATTTAACAGATACTGCCCGCTAGTGCTTGTCGTAATTGTAGAATCCGGCTTAAACCACAAAGAAAAGCTACCCAAAGTGCCGCTATGCCCAACATTCATGTAATCATCAGTACCATCAAAGTCTACGGAGTGGGCGTTACTGAATGCAGGAGCAGGAGCAGTAGGACTAGCGATTATTCCACCACCTATACTTGGTAGGATAAAGCTCATCTTAGGATGCTGTGTCTCCCGCTAGGATGAAAGAAGTTGCACCGTATGCCAATAGGCTTGCTACCCCATATCTACCTGCAATTTTCGTATGCGATTGGCGATTCGCTATGGATGTACCACTTGCTGAAAAGGACACTTGTCCCGTGCCTAACTGTACGACACTACAATTGAACCCCTGCCCTAAACCTCCAGGCACCGTGACTGTTACGGCAGACGAATTATTGAAGGTTATGACCTTGCCGTTATCTCCCGCAACCAATGTATATGTTGTTCCTGTCTGCTCATTGATGGATGCATCGAAATCTTCGAGTTTATTACCGCCCAGGTCAACGACACCACTTGCAACGGCAATCACATTGGTGTCTGCTGTGCCTACTGTCTTCGTAGCGGCATCACCTAATCCAAGATTGGTTCGTGATGTTCCCGCATTTGCCACATCGCTGAGATTATTGCTCGCAACCAAATCACCCTGCGGGGCGGCGGCTACAAGATTAGCCACGGTTACCTTCTTGGTGGTGCCTTGTGCAGATCCCGTGGTATCCGAAATATCCGTGATGGGTAAAATATCACCAACAGCAGGTGTCGCCCCTAGTGATGTTAATGATGAAATTTTCTTATTTGCCATTTTGTTTTCCTTTAAGTTGGTACATCCGTAGAAAATGTTGGTGAATTGTAAAGAGTAGCATCTGCTGTCCCTTGCTCATCATAAACAGTTGATCCACTTGCCGCCTCAGTTCCATCTCCCATTCTCCACCAATGCAGTAAATTGGATGTGCGATCAGTGTCATATGAACTTGCTGACTGTAAGTTATTAGGCACTCCGCTATTATAGATGGATGTTACATCTGCGGCAGAAAGTTGTGTGTCCCAAAGTGCAATCTCATCAATTTTACCTGGGTAAGTTGCTGTTTGAGATGTCACATAAGGCGTATCATGTACGGCAATATCAAAGTTTTGATTACGCGCAGATATAATACCTATTGTACTTCCTGTCTGACTTTGACTTACGCCATTTACATAAAGCTCTGCCTTACCTGATGCTAAATTAACTGCTAAGGCCAAATGATACCATTGACCATTATTCAGCGTGTAGGACCAAGTACCATTTCCTGCATAAATTGCTCCTGAATAGTAAAAAAATAACAAACGGTTTGATATCCCGGAACCACATCCTATAAATCTTCTATAAGTTCCTGTTCCCAAGTTGACCCACATGCTTAACATGTTCCATGTGTCAACGGACCCAACTTTAGCGTATTGGTCAGTCCCATTAAACTCTACGCTGTATGTTGACCCACCTCCTCCACCTCCTCTTTCAAAACCTAAATATTGTCCTGCTTCTGATTGCAGGAGATCGCCTGCCTCAGTAGTAAGGACACCGTCAGGCCCGGAAGGGACTCCGCTAGATGTAAACGGACGAGGTACGCCAACATTTAAGTCGAGTGCAAGCATCTTACATCTTGTACGCAATTACGGCACCACTCGTCAGTTGGATACCGGTTATTCTGCCGTAGATTGCACTATTTGCGGCTAATGTGGTTGCGTCCTGCCCTGTGCAAATATCTGCAATGTTGTCGATATTGCTCGTCAAACTTGCCAAGACGGTGTCTTCGGTTGCCACGATACAGAAGAAGTCTCCTGTGTGTGAAGCAGTATCATTGATATATTGGCCTCCATTAAGGCCGAGTCCTCTGTATTCGTTAGCCATGATTAAATTGGTGTTTGAATTGTTGTTCCGTAGGTTATGAATTGTATAAAGTTTTGCTGACCTTGCTGACGCTCCAACTTGTCATGCTCGACCAAGATTAGTGCCTCGGCCTGATTGTATGCGACTTGTGCCTTGTCAGTCTGCCCATCTGCATTAAGGAAGTCCCCATATGCCCCCATGACGGAATACTCGCTGAAGATATAAGGGAAATCAGAACTGCCTGATGAGTAATCTGTATATGGTGTGCG